GATGAAAAAACTGGTGGTGCTTTATCTAAAGCGCTTATGTATGGAACAAATGAAGTACGTTCTAACTATGCATTTGTTAGAGACTTAGAAGACCGTACAACTGGCATGGGTTTACTATCTGGTTTATTAATGCTATCCGCTGCCGTAGGTGGCGGTATTCTTGGTGGAATCGTAGCTGGCCCAGCAGGTATATGGGCTGGCGGAACACTCGGTGTAGCCGCGGCTGGTCGTATTGGTCGTGAAGTATCCGAGACTGGTGTGTTAGGTAACGCATTTAAAACTTCTGCAGATATTGCAAGAACTAAAGCTGGTCAAGAAAAATATAATTTTGGTAGTGATGTAGTAACAAAGATTTCAGATATCACAGGCTCTGAAACATTTGGTGATACTACTATGGGCATCGGCGCGATTACATCTGGCATTCTTAATTTTGGCTTTGAACTTGGTACATCACCTGATATTGGTGCAGCAAAGATTGCAGGTTCCGCCGTACGTGGTGCATTGGTTAACCCAATCAAGGAGACTGGCGGAAAATACGCAGGTAAACTGATTGCTCCAATCACTGAAGCACAAACTGTAGAGCGTTTAGCTAAAGACGTTGACTTATTAAAGCGTACTGCTGCTGGCGAAACAACTGTATACACCCCAATGTTTGAATTTTTCAAAAGCCATACACCTGGCGAATTAATGATGCGCAAAGGCTTCGATAATGAAGTCGGTATGTTTGCCGCACAAGCATTGGCTGGTCAATCTGATGAAGCAATCTCGCTTGCGCTTCGTGCTGGTCGCGGAGACTTAGAGGCGCTTGAACTTCTTAACACTCAACGTGCTGATTTGGCAAGCAACCTTAACCGTCTTAATGACGGCATCCGTATGGGTGAAAGAGATGGTCTATTCTTTGTCAAGTATGATGGCAAGACTCGTAATTTGGGCAAAGTCATGGGTGACTTAGACGAAACTTCCTGGGCTCGTACAGAAGTTGAGGCATTACGTAAGCAAATATCCTGGCTAGACAATGCTCTTATTTTAGATAGCCGCCTAGCCGACAGAACTGTTGGCAAATGGGCATGGGTTGAGCGTGCTCGCAACGATGCTGCTACAGCACGTATTGCACGTAAACTTGAGCAGCCTTTAATGGGTAAAACTGAAACAAAAGTTGGAAAAGCATTCCAAACAGTTTACCAATCTGGGCCGTTAGCCCCATTTATTCGTTTTATTGACCGAGGAATTGATGATATTCCACGTCAAACTATTAACTTTAACGATGCAATACAGACACCTGAACGTCTTCGCACAAACTTACGTGCATCAGTAGCAAGAGCTGGTATGTTGCCAGAACGAGCAATGTCAATCTATAATCGTTTTGTATCTGCACCGAATGAACTTGAAAAATTAAAAGTTATTAATGAATACACTGCAGAACTTGCACAAATTATTGGCAAAAAGTATGGTGTATCTCCAGATATTGTTGACCATGTACTAAAATCATGGGACAATATCCATGGAACATGGCTTTCAGAAGCACGTAAAGCAAAAGATTTAAAGGTTGGCTACATGTTCGGCCCTGGTGGCGTAGATGATATCCTCCATGACCCACAACTTGTAACTCAATTAGCCAACGGTGCCATCCTTCCAGACCCTAAAGTATGGGACGATGCCTTTAAGCGTTACTCAAAGAAGAATGCAGCTGCTGCAACTGGCAAAGAGAATGTTGCTATTGCAGGTAAATGGGCACTTGATGAATTCCAGTCTATTTGGCGTGCAGGTACATTGCTTCGTGGTGGTTATCCATTAAACATTATCCGTGACTCTGCCGTACGTGTATATGGCGATGGTGCATTATTCCCATTGTTGGTAAAATTAAGTCAAGATACAATTGAAACATTGTCCAATACCACGCAGACTGTAAACAAAATCAAGAATGCTTCAGTTCGCATTGCGAATCCAAAGAAGAATTTAGAAAGAATCTACACAGATATCTCTGATAGAGAAGCAACAATCGAAGCGCTTCTAAATGCTCTAAAGGATTCAGGGTATGATGCTGCAAAGCCACCAAAGGTACTAACTGACGCGCAGAAATTTAATATTTCAGAGTTAGAAAATCTTCAGAGAACTGTAAAAGAATTGCGACGTCAGCAAGCAGTACTTGTATCTGGCAAAAAGACTACCGTAGTTGCTCGCGACAAAATGATTAACATTGAAGGATATGATTTCCCAGCTGCAATGTCTGGTCGATTTGCAGACTTGACTCGTCAAGCGTTAGTGCAGAAAGATGATATCCGTCGTGCTATCTCTGGTATTCGTGAACTTGAATTAGAGAATGTACGTCGCAGTCGTACTGGTGTTCGCAGTATTCTGCCAGGAGAAGACGAAGGTCTGCACCTAGCATCATGGCAACAAACACTTCAAGACAAACTTGGTTACGACCCAGTTGCTCGCATGATTATGGAAGGCAAAACTCGCCAAGAAATCATTAAGTATCTACGTTCTCCTGAGAGCAGAGATTACATGAGCCGCATGGGTATGGAAACATTTGATGCTGCCACTCAATATGAGAAGGTTCTTGCAGTAGTTGAGCACTTTGCTCCAAGCAAAGAACTGTATAAGCCTATCCTTAATGGTACTCTTGATGTAGATACACTGCGTAAGATATATCCAAACATTGAAGAGCGCCCTCCAGTGCTGACTGACCTAGCAAATGACATGCTTGGACAAAGCAGTGCATATCGAAAGATGACTAATTTTTATAAAAATGGAGTTGCCTGGTTATCTACTGCACCAACAAGTAAATTGATGTATTCTCCTTACTTTGCAGTTAAGTATGAAGAGAAACTTCAAACTATGATTTATGTGGCAAACCTTCAAAAGCGTGTGCTAACTGATGTAGATAAGCAGAACTTTGAAGCCGCAGCGCGTGCTTATGGTATCCGTGAGTACAAGAACAAGTTAAACTCATTCCATCGTGATATGAATTACAATGGAATCTTTAACTATATGCTAGCATTTTTCCCTGCTATCATCGAACAGTACCGTGCATATGGTCGTATCTTCATGGAGCACCCAGACTTTTTAATCAAGGCTGCACAAATTTCATCTATACCTGACCGTCTAAATGCGGAAAAGGAAGACCCATTTGGCAATAAGTATGTAGAAGTACCACTGCCATGGCTTGGTGGAATCAAGGGTAGAATCAATTCTAACTGGTTTAACGTGTTTAACCCTACTGGAAATAGCCTAGTATCTGGCGGACCATTGCTTACTATGAGTGTAAACGCATGGTCAAAGCAGTACAATGTTGAGAATAAATTCACACAATGGGCACTTCCATTTGGTACTCAGACTGGCATAACTGGAATGGTTACACCAAATACAGCACGTCGTCTAGCCCAAGCCGCTACAGCACAACTCAAGAAGAGTGGTGACCAGTTTAATACTGATGCAAATATGTTCTTGCGTCAGATTCGTTCTGATTACATTAATGCTAATCATAAAGAACCTACTGCGGATGAACTAGATGGTATGACTTATGAAGCAAAAGAGAAGGCTACAGGCCTTGCTTGGCTACGTTTCCTATCATCTATCTTACTGCCTGCTCAGCCACGTTATGTGACTGGGCTACAAGGGTATGCTGATGAACTACAAAAGATGGTTCAAGCAGACCCTATTGGTGGCGAAGAGAAGTTCTTGAAGACATACCCTGACTACTTCTTGCTTACAAGCAAGTTATCTGATTCAACCGCTGGTATCAGCCCTGATGCTACAGCAGTAGAACTGCTAAAGAAGAACGGTGACGTTCTATCTCGCATCGTATCTAACGTTGGACCTGAGAACCTAAGTGTTTTAGGTGCTGTATTCAATGATGAAAACTATGCGTTTTCCTCTGCAGCCAATGCATACTTACAGTCAAATGATATCCCAGGATATCCAGGAAAGAAGTTCAGAGATACTAAAGGATTCCTAGAAGCAACAACCAAGTCTATCGTGGCTAAAGGTTGGAGCGATTTCAGTAATCTTAAAGAGATTGTTATTGATGAAATTACTAAAGCCAATATGAATCCAAATCGTGGCGTAGGTAAGAACATCTACGATAATTATATGCAAGGTTTTATTGAAGGTCAGAAAGAAAAGAACAATATCTGGTATGAAGAGTATACTGCTGGATACAGTGGCGGTGCGGGAAGTCGCCAAGCAGCCACAGTAAAGGCACTTTCAATCGCAGCAAACACTCCTAAGATGTGGAAAGACTTATCTAAGCAACCACGTTGGCAGACAATTGTTGAGTACTTAAACTTCAGATATACAGTATACGATGAGTTAATTAGAACTGGAAGTTCAATTGATTCAAATCGCAATCGTAAATTGCGTGAAGATGCAGAAGACTATGTTCTGGTCTTGCGTAAGAACGATATCAACTTCGGCAAGTTCTATGATAGGTACTTTGACAATGACAAATTCGACTACGTTTACGGTGGGTAACAATGGGAAATAATAATCCATCTCCAATGCCTACGGCCGGCCAGGTAGTTGGTCGTCCTAGTGGGAAGCCAACACCTGTTGTGGTTCCTACTAAGAAGCCTAACGTCACTGCTACTCCTAGCGCAACTGCTTCAACTTCATCATGGGCGACAAATATTGTTTCTCGCGCAGCAGCACAGGGTGTCACTGTTGACGTAGTTTTCTCACCTCAAGCTGTAGACTTCTGGAGCACTTTAGATAGTAAAGAACTTACATCTATTGCTGCCTATCTGAAAAAATTAGGTAAGCCAGTTAAGAGCAAGGCTGACCTTCTTGATACTATCTCAGGTTACTTCCCTGAAGCATACAAGGCAAATGATTTAAACTCAGTAATTGGTGTGCTGAAGGACCAGTTAATTGCTGGATTTAGTGGCGAACAAACTCAGTCAAACTTACCATCTCAACAGATTCAACAAGTTGACCCAGCGGTAATTAATGCCGCAATTCGCAGTGTATATCAAAATCGTTTAGGACGCAATGAGACACCTGACGAATTAGCAGCAGATTTTGCAACGGCTGACAAGATGATTAAAGAAGGTCAGATTGCAACTACTAAAGTTGTTGACGGAAAGAATGTCACAACATATACACCAGCATTTAGTCAGGCAAGACTTGAAGAATCTATTGGTCAGAAAATTGAAACAGCAACAGACCCATCTTTAAAGCAAGACTATCTAGAGAAACAAAGTCTTGATTTTATTGATTTCCTAACTAAGACGAAGGGGTAATCATGGCTGCCACAACATATAAAGTTGTTAAGGGTGATACCCTCAGTGCTATCGCTAAGCGATACGGGATGACTCTTGCTCAGTTAAAGAAGTTGAATCCACAGATTACTAATCCTAATATGATTAAAGTTGGTCAGATAGTTAATATCTCAGCCGCTACTGTTACAGATACATCTGGAACGAATGAATCAACTGCTGTAGTAGGCGCACCTGCTGGTGGTACCGATTCGCAAAATCAAGCAATGCTAGAAGCTGAGTCAGCAACTGCTGGTCTAGCCAATGCCACAGCATTTGGATTAACTAAAGCATTAATCGATGCATTCCCTGAGCTAAAACCAATCTATGATAAGTTCTTGGCAGGAGATAAGACTCAAGCTGAGATTGATTACTACGAAACAAACTATTACAAGAACCTAACCGACAATGCCCAAGCACGTGCCACTAAGAAGGCCACCCGTCCTGGTGTATATGCTCAGGAATTAGAATCTTATGTTGTGGCGCAACGTGCACGTCTAGTTGGGCTTGGCATTACTGATGAGAGTGTAGTAACAAATGACTTCCTAGAGAAGGCATATCTTGGAGGCTGGACAGACAAACAACTGGACTTGAATGCTTTAGGTGGAACAACCAAGGCGCTAACTGGTGGTGCTCTTGGAAATACTCAAGCTCTAAAGCAGTACGCAGATGCTTATGGAATGTCATACAATGCTTTGACATATGATATCTGGACTAAGTCTTTAGCAGCAGGAACAATGACTGAAGATGATATTAAGAACAAAATGCGCATGGATTCAGCCAGTGCATTCCCAGTATTTGCAGAGCAAATCAATGCTGGCAAAACGCTGGACTCGCTAGCCTCAGCGTATAAGTCATCTATCGCTAACATTCTTGAAAAGGACCCAGACACAGTATCGTGGACTGACCCTAATTTACGCAAAGCATTACAAAATGTAGACAAAGATGGTAAGCCAATTCTTATGCCAATCTGGCAATTTGAAAAGAATCTACGTAGCACTGTTGAATGGGAGTATACAAATAATGCCCGTGATACAATGGATGCGTTATCACTTAAGGTACTCAGAGATTGGGGACTAGCATAATGGCAAGTACAGTAACTGTTAAACCAGGTGACACGCTTAGTGCCATTGCTTCAAAAGCAGGTATTAGTTTGGCATCATTGCTAAAAGCCAATCCACAAATTACCAATCCTAATCTCATCAAGCCTGGTCAAAAGATTACTATTCCAGTGCCAACCAAGGCTACCGCAACTCCTGTCAAAACTACTACTGCTGCTCCTGCTGGTGGCACTGATTCTCAAAATGCAGCAAAAATTGCAGCAGAAGAAAAAGCAAAAGCATATGCTCTTAGCCCTGCAGGTATTCGAGCAGGAAATGATGCTTATAATGCTGCTATTGCTTCTGGCGCAACACCTGCTCAGGCAGCAGCCGCTTCTAGTGCTGCTATTACTACTGGTGCTAGCGGAACTCCGCTACCAGCAGGTTCAGCATCAGTAAGCAAAGCCACAGTAACTCCAGTGCCAACAGGAGGGGCAACTCCAGTACCACCAGTTGGTGTAACTTCAGTATCAACAAGTAGCACACCTTCGCCTTTGGGTACATTCGGTTATTCAGTACCAGGATTTGCTTTACCAAACGCTACATCAACTTCAGATACAACTGCAGCATCAGAGCCTTATGGTGGATTTGGCTGGTCAGTACCAGGTGGGGTGGGACCAAATGCTACAGGCACAGGTTCATTGTCAGCAACAGAAAATCCAAAGGCGCCAGGCAAGGCCTGGATTTGGAATGGCACTGAATGGGTTAAACCAGCAAAGCCATTTATAGATAAAAATTATACCTGGAATGATGAAACTGGCTGGACTGAAGTAACAGTTGGTGGCGGTGGTAGCACTACAACAACAACAACTGACACTGGTTCAAGTGAACGTCAGTCAATCGTTACAATTTTAACTGACCGTTTCAATAAATATGGTCTAAGCAGTCTTGCTAATAGAATTAAAGAACTTGCAATTGATGGTGCAACTGAAGCCACAATTACAATTGCTTTGCAAGAAACTGAAGAATATCAAATACGTTTTTCTGCTAACAAAGATAGAGTAAGTAAAGGATTAAGAGTCCTTACACCAGCAGAGTATCTCAATCTTGAAGATGGCTATCGTCAAATCTTGCGTTCGTACGGATTAAAGCAATTTGATAATGACCCTTATGTGAAACAATTTATCGCTAACGACGTATCTGCTTCTGAACTTTCAGACCGCGTGGTTACAGCAGTTCAACGTGTACAGAATGCTGACCCAGCTGTTGCTAAGACACTGAAAGATTATTATGGAATTAGTTCTGCTGACATGGTTGGATATGTTCTTGACCCTAACCAGCAATTACAAAAGATTCAGCGTCAAGTTGCAGCAGCGGAAATCGGAACTGCAGCCCGTCGCCAAGGCTTAGAATCAGGCGTTACTGTAGCAGAGCAACTAGCAGCACAAGGCATCAGCGAAGCTGAAGCACAAAAGGGATACTCAACAATTGCAGATATCCTTCCTACTGCTGAGAAGTTAAGCGCTATCTACGGAACAACCATGCAAGGTTATGGCCAGTCTGAGGCAGAGCAAGAAGTATTTAATAGTCTAGCATCGGCACAGAGAAAGCGTACAGCTTTAAGTCAGCGAGAAATTGCTGCATTCTCTGGCTCATCAGGCCTATCAAACAAGTCCTTAACATCTGAATCTAAAGGACAACTATAAGAATCCTATGTGGACCTATCGGCCCCGCATAGCGTAAAAGACCGAGAGCAAGAGCCAGGCTACTTCCCCGAGTAGAACTGAGGCTTGCGACTAAAACGAATAGAAGGGTGGACAGTTGCTATGAGCAACAACTACTGGGACGAAGACGAAGACGAACTAGATACCGATTTCAACGATAACGAAGGTGGAAACGACTTAGTAAAAAAGTTGCGTAAAGCCAAGCGTGCAGATGAAAAACGTATCAAAGAACTCACTGAGCAACTTGAGGGTTTCTCCAAGGCGCAGCGTGAGCGTACAGTCAAAGAAGTCCTAGAACAAAAAGGTGTAAATCCTAAAGCAGTACGCTTAATCCTTAAGGACTTAGACGAAGTTAACGAAGAGTCAGTCAATAACTGGCTTGAAGATAATGGAGACTTGTTCGGATTAACTACTCAGGAAGCACCACAAAGTAACGTAGACCGTGCTGCATTACGTCAGCAGGACGCAATTACTCAAGGTGCAATAACACCTGACCGAGCTGAGAACTTAGAACAACGATTAGGTGCTGCAGAATCTGCAGAAGAAATCTTATCTATTCTCCGTTCACAATCTTAATTCATTCATAGTATCTAGTCACTTGGAGGTGACAACATGGCTAATGCCTACGTATCCACAGATTCCGCATCTCTCGGCGGTACAGCTGGTTCAGCAGGTTTAGTACAGAAGGCGTATGACCGTCTTCTAGAGTTTGCTCTCCGTTCAGAACCCCTAATTCGTTCTGTCGCAGACAAGCGCCCAACTAACCAAACAATCCCAGGTTCAACTGTAGTTCTACAAAAGTACGTTGACCTTTCAGCAGCCACAACTGCTCTAACTGAAACAACCGACCCAGATGCAGTAGCAATGACTACACCAACATCTGTAACAATTACTCTTAACGAGTACGGTAACTCAGTTCTTGTTACACGTGCGTTGGAACTATTCAGCCTAGCTGATGTAGACCCAGCAATCGCTAACATCATTGCATTCAACCTTGCAGATTCTATCGACCAGGTAGCAATGACCACACTTCGTGGTGGTTCAAACGTTATCTACGCAGGTGCAACTGCAACTTCAACAGCAACAGTCACAGCTGCTGCAACACTATCTTCAGCAAATATCCGCAAGGCTGTTGCTAAGTTACGTGCTAACAAGACAACAGGCCGCAAGGGCTCACTATACTGGGCTGGTATCCACCCAGAAGTTTCACACGACCTTCGTGCAGAAACAGGCTCAGCAGGCTGGTTGCTTCCTAACCAATACGGTTCTTCACAGGACCGCATCTGGGCTGGAGAAATTGGTACATACGAAGGTGCATACTTCGTAGAGTCACCACGTCTTTACTCAGCAACTGATGGTGCTTCATCTGCAAAGGTGTACCGCACAATCCTAGCAGGACAGCAAGCAATGGCAGAAGCCGTTGCTGAAGAACCACACGTAGTAATCGGTCCAGTAGTTGACCGCTTGATGCGTCAC